ATTGATATAGTCAGCAAATATTACAAAACGCCGGTGGTGGGGGCGGAAGACCTACTCCGTTAAGGCAACGACCGGACAGGAACAGCCAAGAGAGATACCAAGATAGTAGAACAAGTAGGGCGTACGGACAGGGAGGAAGGGATTAAAAAAGGGGGCCTAAGCCCCCTTCCTGTTAGTCATCATTTGCAAGTTTAGCAAAGTAGGACAGGGTATCATCCTCGTCATCCTCTGAAACTGTAGTCTCAGCCTTTGACATCTGTGTTACCTTCTCCATGTAGTTATCATCAGCAGCGTCTCCAGTCTGACTAGAAATGCTTTCTGCTGTGCCTACCTTGGCACTGCTACCCAATACAAAGTCCAACTTCTTTTTGAGTTCGTCATAAGACTTGAAGTTGCTAGGATCTACAATAGCAGCTAACGAATGTTGCTGTCCCCAAATAGCCTCAATAGCTGAATCATCATCTGCTACTGCTGAAGGAGCTGCAAACTCAGACTTGTCATAGTTACGATAACCTTCTACCTGACGAATCTTAAGTTTGAAGTTAGCACCATCCCAGAAGTCAAATGGATTCATTGGAGCCTCATCCTGAAACTCTGGCTGCATTGCGTCTTTGATCTTGTCAAAGATCTTCTTACCAAACTTGTATAAGAATACTTTACCGTTGTTAGAAGGATTGCCTGAATCCTCAACAACAAGAATGTTTGCGTAATAAGAAAGCCTACGCTTCTGCTTGCGAGCAATCTCCTTGTTCGCTTCTACGCCACTGTTCCACAGTTCAGAGTTTAGTTCTGAAACAGGGTCAGTTTGCTTGAGAGTAGTAAGTGAGTTTTCGATATACCACTTACCTGTAGGACCTTGAAAGCCGTGATTCCAAAGCTGAACCCAAGGCATATCTTCACCCTGAGGTGCTGGAAGAAAACGAATAACAGCGTATCCGTTGCCTGCTTGATCTACTGTGGGTTTCCACTCGTTTGAATCATCCTGACGCTGTTGTGGTGCATCAAGTTTTTCGACTTCCTTCATCAGTTGGTCGAAATTGCCACGAGCTTTGCGAAGGTCTGAAAGTGAATTGAACGACATATGTTTCTCCTTATGTGCGATATATAGCGTTGTATTAATGTGTTTGCGTTGTATTTGTTGTATATGTTTCGAGGACTTCATCCAGATCTAAATCATCTAGATCCTCAATACTATTTATACGTCTTAGTTCCTGATCGAGTTGCCTCTCAGGATGTTCTTTTCCAACCCTATGAATTTTCTTTTCTTCAGGTTTTCTTTTTACTGATTTAGACATTGTGAAATTTTACCTTCAAATCTCTGTTTTACTTCATCTTTGTTTATTATAACAAAGGGGTTATACTTTTTTACTAGTAAACAAATGTGTTCCAATACAAAGTCACTAGCATAATCTTCAACAAAAGGATATAGTTTTTCCATAATAACAAGTGTTTCAAGTTGTATATCCCCACCCATGTACATCCTGAAGATTAGTGGGTGTTGCCCTTCCATACAAGACTTAATTTCATCCTTTTCCATCCTGAATAAGATATTATCTAAGTCTGTATCTAAAGTATACAACATTCTTTTACGTCTTGTCAAGTAGTTTTTGTAATTATCTACAAAATTACCTGTATAGATGTTGGCCGTATTATCGCCTGTGATAAAGTTGGCCACAAGAATGTTTATAACTTCTGTGCGTGTATAAGTGTTTGCTAACTTATACATATGTTGCGTGTCTTTTCGTTTCTCAAAAGAAGCTCTTAGGTTACCTATACGACCCTTAGTAACAGTAATATCATACTTAGGATCAGTAAAGTGCAACCGTAAAGCCGCATATAATTTGTAGACTTCAAAAGCAGTCATTAGAAAGGTAATTTGTTACTCTTAACCTTAAGTAAATTCAAGTCTTGTGCTTCTGCTTCTAACTTAGACCTTAAACTATTATTGATAATTTTAGAAAGACTCTCTGCTTCAATTTCATGTTTTATACAATAGTCTATCAAAATATCCATACAAGAAGATTGAGTCCTTACTGCTGTTTGTTCTATGTGTTGAGAAAATTCAGCAGGTGTTCTAAATTGTTTTGTGATTAAAAATGTGTCAGTTGGTTTTTGTTTTTCTGCCATAAAATCGTTTGTAATAACTTCTAAGTTCACTTACTACTCCATATTGTAAAAGGTGTGTTTGTTTATTTTGGCAGTTACCTCCATAGCACCTGCCCAATCAGGATCTACTTCATCATTATGATACCACAAGGCACCGTTAGTAGGATCCTCATACTTATGATTTATAACACCTGCAGCTACGTCCATAGCACGACCCCATGCCCACATATCTTTTGGTTGGTCGCTACGTCCATCACACCACCAACTAAATTGGCACTTGTTTCGTATAGGAACTATTCTGTCATGTTCCATCAGAAACCAAGGTGATATAGGACCTTGCTTAATAACAGTACAAAGTGTATCAGGATACCTATCATCCTTTACTCGGTTGTACGCCACATAAGCAACAGCCACTTGGCCAGTGTGTGGTTCGCCTCTTGCCTCAAAATAAATATTTTGGGCGAGACATTCTACATCTCTATATAATGGACCAGTATCAAACTTAAACTCTATATTGATAGGCTCCACCTGTACCGCAGATACTTCTTCTGTCACTAATACTTTTACAGCGAGTAAAACCGCTGCTAACAATGCTGTAGAAATAAGAAACTTATTCATACAATACTCCGTTAGATTCAATATTTATATTATAACAGTTTTAATGCCTGTTTGTCAACCTTCCCAACAGAAGTCAATGGCAACTCATCTACATAGCGATATTGTTTCGGTACTTTAAAATCACCTAAATATTTTCGACAATAATTAACATAGTCTGCATTTTTGCCAACAATAAAAGCACAACCCACTTCACCCCACCTTTTATCTGGAATGCCAACGACAGCTGCCTGTTTGACACTTGGATGGCTCATCAAAACACGTTCAATCTCCAATGGATAAACATTCTCTCCGCCCGATATAAACATATCTTTAACTCGACCACAAAGTATATATCTGTCACCTTCTTTTCGCACAGCATCTCCTGTGTGATACCAACTATTCTTTATGACTTTAGATGTTTCCTCTGGTTTCTGCCAATACTCACGCATCATATAAGGACTTCTTACTAAAAGTTCTCCTTCTTCAATTTTTACTTGTATTCCTGTAACGGGTTTGCCGTCTAATAAAACAGTACCACCACATTCAGTAATGCCTACATTATTAAGAACTTTAGCATTTGGGAAAAACTTTCTTAATTTTTCTAATTGTTCTTCAGTAGGAGGTGCACCACCACTTTGATATATTTTAACCGAGCTTGTATCATAATTTAAAAATTCTTTGTAGTCTAATAACATTTGAGACATGGTAGGAACAACAATAAAAACATTTACTTTATGTTTCTCTATATTTTGTAGGAACTTTTCTGTTTCAAATTTATGCATTATAACAGAATGTGACTGTAACAAAGTTGAAGCAAAGAATCTATTATGAGAAGCAATATGAAACAATGGCAATGATATTAAAGAAGTTTCATCACCATTAAGATTAAAAGTCAAATTAAAAGCCATAGAAGCAATATACATGGCTTTGTGAGTGATGACTGCTCCTTTAGGAGTTCCTGTTGTTCCTCCTGTATAAATTATACCGTAGATATCTTCGTTTATTCCCGGATGAAATTCAGGAATATCTGAAACAGATTCATAACAACCGTCAGCAATATCATATAAAACCAAAGCAGGATCGCAATCCTGAATAATATCTTTTATTTCTCTTTCAGCTAATCTAAAATTAACAGGGACAATTATAGCATTAATAAAAGAGCAAGCAAACATAAGTTCAATATATTTGTTAGAGTTTTCTCCTATGAAAACAACTCTATCTTTAGGCGAAACACCTCTATCTTTTAGATAGCAAGAAAGAGAAACTACTCTATCATAGACCTGTTGCCAAGTATATGTAACATCTTCAAATGTTATTGCTGGTTTGTTGGGTGATAAATTTTTAGCTCTTTCTAAAAGATAAGCTACACTTAAATCACTAGGGGAATCTGACATTAGCATATAATTTTTCAAACCTTTCATACTCTAAACGTAAGTCTAATAATTTCTCTACATAATTGTCACGTTTTTCAACAAAGACTTGAGGAAACTCATCCTCTACTGTTATAGCAACGACAATTTGCGGGACAGGGATACCTGTCATTTCTTCAAACATAATAGCGTATGAAGTACATTGCATAAAGTAATTATCAATCCATTCTTTCTTTTTACTTTTGCGTGAGGTCTTAAAGTCAATAACTGACAGTTTACCTTCCCATTCAGCAATACAATCCACACGCCCAGCCATTCTTAAATGGTCACTGTAAAGTGGGTCCTCGATTGCGTGAATGTTGTCTATGTTATTCAACACAGGGCGAAAGCGATCCCACATCTGTTTATCTAACAAACTGAGATTACTTGTATCAGTGTCTTTGTTCAGCAACACGTTCTCGCACAAGTCATGTATCTTTGTGCCTCTCGTAGCTGCTTGATTGCTGATTTTGTTAGCTTCTTCTTCACCGACACGTTCACGCCAGGCTTTAATAGCCTCTCTGGTGTGATATGACATAACGGTGGTAACTGAAGGATATAACTTTCCTTCAGGTGTACGATAATGCCTACCGAATTCGGTAACTTCTGCTTCGGGTATTTTTAAATCTATTTCTATTCTGTTAAACATTAGTCAGTGTAAATAAATTCTCCATTATTTATTCCCGTATTCATAATGGTTTCATAAATGTATTTGGTTACATTTTTAATTTGTTTTTTGTCGTTATAATCAAAAATAGGCATCAAAGCTGCAAATTTTGCTTTCTTATCATTACATTTTGCAAAACCAAACATCATTTGATTTAGCGAAGCACACTCTGCTGCATATCCGGTAGCGGAAGGATGGTGAGGCCTGGGAACTTCAAAACCCATGCCAGATGAGACATAAACTACGGAGCTAGTTTCATCCATTTTATCTAAAGCGTATATTGTCATAAGATGAGGTATTATGACTTTTGTATTGTAGTTATCATAAAATTTTTCTAAGGTTTGGTGTAAAAATTTAAATTCTTTTTTTGCGCTACTAGTAAAATGATTATCTGTAGAAGGAAAATTATTTCCGCGTTGGTTAAAGAGTATTAGATCAATGTGCGTAATATCCTCAATCAAGGTTTCAAACTGTTTTACTGCTTCAACAGGGTCTGACCAATCAATGACTGTGGTATTTGGTTTACCATAATCTTTTTGGGATAAAAGGTGTACAGTATGTTTTTCTTTTATGAGCATATCATAAAAGCCTTCCGCCCATGAACCGGGTCTACTGCATCCTACTAAAATTATTGTTTTACTCATACAATTACTTATACAAATTAGTGCAACAGTTTTCCCAACCAATACAGTGTCCGGAATGTACTTGGGTGCGCGTTGCCCGCAGATTTTATGGTACACCCTGCAGGAATCGAACCTGCAACCTACGGCTTAGAAGGCCGTTGCTCTATCCGATTGAGCTAAGGGTGCTTACCTATTTTTAAGCAACCATTGTGCTTTATTTAATATCCAAGGATCTCGGTTTGGTAAATTAAAACCAGAGGAGCTGTCCCATTCTTCAAAAGCATAATCAAACCTATCACTGTAGGCATCAGGGTGATCTTTCATTAACTGCTCAAGTTCTCTTGCCCACCCATCAAAAATATGGTCAGGTACAATATTGTCATCTAAAGTATAGTAGATGCAGGAGTGTACAAGAACCTGCAACCGACGGCGCTTGATTAGTTCAGCAATCGGATTCGTAGGGGTCGGAAACTTGTAGTAACCTTCTTTAGCCATTAGTGAACATATCTCATTGAAAACTGCGAATGCTCATCATTCATCAGTGCGTCAAAAATATCTTGACCTAACTGATCTATGACCTCTTGGTGACAAGAAAAAATCTGGGATTGATAGCCATCAGTAACGATTAGCATTAGTCACGCACCTCCGTAATATACTTGTGGTCAACAATAACACACTCACCAGCGTTACGACTGATAACAACCTTGCCAGCGGCATTTTTCCACTGGAAGCCTTCGTCCAGTTTGATATGGTGAGAGACACCACCACCGTAACAAACACGGCTATGGGTTACTTTGCCGCTGACGGGCTGGTCACCGTTAAGATAAAGACCTTTAACACGCATACCTTCTAAGTTCCACATTACACAGACTCCTTTGCTAGCTGTTGAAATTCATAATCATCTGCGAGATCGTTGAATATACCATACCACTCCTCAGGTACATCCTGGCCTGCCTCGCCTGCGTCCATGTGAATATCGGCATCCACAAAGTTCCAGTTGATACGGCCGCGCTCGTCTAAGTTCTCAGGGTTACGGACTGCGTGATGAAAACTCACAATAAGTTCACACAATTTTGCTGTATTACTACTCATAAACATCTCCTCACAAGTTGATTTATTAGTTTATGTGTTACATTATACACGAATCTGAGGAAAAGTCAAGCCCTTTTTGGCCTAAGGAAAACAAGCACTTAGGCCATTTCTGACGTAAGTGCTTGATTTTATTGGTAAAATTAAAAGCGCTTATAAATCAAGCACTTACGAGATAATCGTCCTCGTATTTCATTCTGGCCTCAATATACTCCCTGACCAGTGCTGATCTGACTATATCTTCTGAACCAAATTCAATGGAACAGAAGGATGGCATATTTTCAACGGTTACCATAAACTTTTTAAGTCCTGACAAATCGTTCCTCTTGTAAAGGTCCGTTTG